CTAATGTAATCATCTAGGCAAGTATCACACATGTAACTCTCATTGTCGTTGATAGTTACTTTGTGTTTCATACCTCTGCATAAACACATTATTGTTCCTCCTCGCTACCATAACATTTGCACTCGCTTTGAGTAAATGGCTTAAACGTACAACCATTTATCCTTTTGCAATGTTTTGCGTTCATGAGTTCTCTCAATATATATTGTCGTCTCTTTCGTTCTCTCATCTCTTGTGAGTTGTATAGTTCTCTTGCATTTTGTGTTACCTCAACAAATGAACCATCACCCAATTCAATCCAACCTTTGTGAAATCTTTCAAGCATAGCATCACTATCAATCACACGACCACTAGGTTGCATCTGTAATTCCTTATCATCTAGCAAGTTAGTCTCTAACTCATCTAAGTTATCAAAGCCATCACGTTTGCATTGATAACATATCAAGTCTCTAGCTCTTGTGTTAGAACTACAAAACTTACATGACTTAGGAAACCTTTGGTAGTTATCTACTGCTCTCGGATTTGAGAAGTCCATACCTCTCATACCCAAGTAAGGCTTACTAGATGTCTTATAACTCTTACCCATATACTCTCCTTCCTACTATGAATAATCGTGAAAGCTAAAAAGAAAAAACTTTTTGGCTACCCCAAAGCTACTACCACTTTTCTACAGTAGTGTTTTTTCAGCTAATTAAATTAAAGCGATAGAAATTCATAGATTTCTTTTCGCACTAAGTTTCTTTATCGCTTGATAACCACAGGTACGACACGCCATGCAGTAGTGTATGTGAGACTTAACATTACTATGCATGTACAACTTGTACATCTCATCTTGTCTGCACATATCACATATGATTTTATGTTCTCCTGTGTCTATATCTTTTACTCCCATTTGTTTATACCTCCTACTATGTATATGAAATAAAGAAATTGGTAGAACTTTGAATTTACTATCTTTAAATCGTAGTGGTGTTTTTTCAGATTAATAATATATAAATAACTATTTAGTTTTTAGTCGTGGGCGTGCATGGTACATTATCCAACTGAGAGATTTTCGGATTATGTTTTGTATTTCTATTGAGACACGATATAAAAAGAAAAGGGGGGATATACCCCCCTAATCTTAGCGTGTAATTACTTCGGAAATTTTAGCTTTTTGGAATAGCAAGTCCCACAAAGGATTAGACTTACACCAAGAGTAAAACTCTCCAACTGCAATTACTTCAGCCTCTCTGTTATCGTTAGCGTTAATTTTAAATTTCTTGCTAAACATAAAAGGGGAATTTTTAAATCCCCCTCTTATGATAACGATATAGTTATTCATCCAAGAACTCACTCATCATTGAGGATTTACCTACAATGTTGAGTAATGCTTTAGGAACTGTACCATTTTTGTTCATGGTAACTTCCTTAGATGATAGTAATTCTATCAAGTCGAAACACTTTGTGACATTATCAAGTGCTTGAAATTGTGTGAATTTCTTAATAGTACCTGTAGTGTCTTGTGTATCTAAGATAAATGCTGTATATCTACGTAACCCTTGTGGATTAGCTTTTGTGATATTAGCAGATTTAAGGAAAAACACATATAGTGAAGTTCCTACGATTTTTTGTGCAGATTTGAAAGCACCATAGTCTGAACTACGTTTACCTTTACCCTCTGCGATAGGTTTATCTTTGCCTTTAGACATGATAACAACCTTTCTAACACGCTAGTTACTTTAAACTAACTATAACAATGCGTACCAAAGCGTAATTTATGGGGTTGTCATATTGAGTTGGGGGGTGCCTTTAGGGGGGAACCCAAGGAGATTGACAAGTTAGAAATTATGCTATCGTTCACGCATCTATATATCTCATCAACGAAGTTGAACACAATACGATAACATATCAACATACGATACACTTTGCAACGATACACGACAAGGGAACACAAACATAAGACAAAGCAGTACAAACAATATCAATCAAGGGGGGGTATATTCCAAACTAAGACACATAGAGACAACACAACACATAGAGTACAACGAATAATGTAATACAAAACATAGTACGTAAAACCTGTAACCTTTGCACCGCACGTATATCATAGGCACGTAAAGTTGGGGTTTAACATGGGGTGGCACATCTTATGTAACGTTATACCTCAGAATATTATTGGTAAATCTCTTTCTATAAAGAAGGCAGAAGAAGGACTTCAGCAGTAATAGGAAGGGACTTGTAAAAGGAACTACAACTAAAGTCCTTGTCCTGCGTTCTCGTGTTTGGCGTGAGCGGGCATAGAGAGAGGTCGGCTTGAATAATTATTGTTTAAAGGTCTTGGGTACTGAGTTTGCCTTTCTAGTTTATACTGCCACGTATCCTCAGCTTTTAGAGTCCCGGTCTCTCCTTTACCTGTTCCTTTTACTTAATAATTAGTATTTGTCTACTTACCTTAGCATACTTATAGAATAAAGCAAAAAGTCTCTCTTGCGAGAGACCCTTTGCCGAAAGGAGGATAACCATGAATAAGAAATATCCTGCTATTACTATAGCATAAAACCACAAGATGTTGTAGTATATTTTTATAATATGCCAAATATAGTATGTGAACTTCCTGATTGTAATAATAAATTACCTAAAGGACAAAGAAAATATTGCTCTAAACAATGTAAATGGAATAGAGATAAACGTGTGCAGCGTGCTAAAGAAGAAGGCAAAGAATATTTAATAGAACAAAAAGAAATCAATAAATCTCCTACTTACTCTAAAGATAAAGAAGGTAGAACCTCTCCTAGACGTGGACCTCTTTATGAAAAATTTATATCGCTAGGCTACGCAAGGGATTTAACTGAAGAACGCATTGAACAGGCGGAAGTGGCAGAAGACATGAAATGTACCGTGGCTCATGTATCTCGAATGTGGGCTGCTTATAAAGAGGATATGGCTCGTGAGATAGAACAGGCTGAGTGGTCAGTACCTGAAGAAGCAAAAAAATCATTAAAATCTTTTTCCAAGTTTCGTAAACGTTATTTCTTGACAGAGAAAGGCGTGCCATTTCAGACAGCACCTTTCCATACAAATTGGATTAAAAACATACTTAAGGCTATCAAAGACGGTGGTCAGTTACAAATACTAAGTCCACCTAGACATGGCAAGACAGAACTACTAATACACTTTTGTATTTGGGAAATATGTAAAAATCCTAACATACGTATTATGTGGGTAGGTGGTAACGAAGATATTGCTAAAAACTCTGTAGCATCTGTACTTGACCAACTAGAAACAAATGAAAAACTTGTAGAGGATTTTTGTGGACCGGGTGGTACTTTTAAACCTGCTACACGTACAGGTAAGTCATGGTCACAAACAGGCTTTACTGTAGCTACTAGAACAGTATCAGGTATTAAATCTCCTACTATGGTTGGTATTGGTAGAGGTGGTAAGATATTGTCACGAGATTGTGATTTAATAATTGCAGACGACATTGAGGACCATAGTTCTACTGTGCAACCTTCTGCTAGAGAACATACAAAGAATTGGTGGACAACAACTCTAGGTTCACGTAAAGAGGAACATACAGCAATTGTAGTTATTGGTTCTAGACAGCATCCTGAAGATTTATATAGTTCTTTATTAGATAACCAAGCATGGGAAAATATAGTAGAAGAAGCACATGACAGTAGTTGTCTAATACCTGCAGCAGATGTAGAAGAACATTATGATTGTATGCTGTGGTCAGGATTTAGAACTTACAAATGGCTAGAGTCAAGAAGACAAGACTCTATGACTACAGGTGGTTTACAAAGATTTGAAATGGTATATCTTAATAAAGCTATAGCAGGTGGGTTACAAATTTTTAATCCTGAATCTATAGAGGCATGTAAACAGTACGATACAGCTATAGGCGTAGTTCCAAATAATTCTTATTTAGTTGCAGGACTTGACCCGGCAGCTACAGGTTATCAAGCTGCAGTTTTATGGGCAGTTACCTTTGAACCTTTTAATATGATTTTAGTAGATATAGATAATCAACACGGTGGCGGTATAGACCAAGCATTAAGAGTTATACAAGAATGGAAACAGAAATATGATTTATACCATTGGGTTATAGAAGAAAACAACTTTCAAAAAGCTATTAGACAGGACACAAGAATTAAAGAGTATTGCAATATGAACGGTGTAATACTTGAAGGACATGAGACTTATAAAAATAAATGGGACCCACAGTTTGGTGTTACAGCTATGGCTAGTTTGTTTGAAGATAACAAAATAATTTTGCCTTACGGCAATCCTGAATCACAAAGTAAAGTAGACCAATACAAAAAACAATTAATTTACTTTGCGTCTAAAGGACAAAAGAAAAATA